AACAATACCGCACGTTTGCAGATTAAAAAATAATGTATATTAGCGTCGGTTAAAACGCATATTAGTGATCTAAGGTTAGTGTAAAAAGAAAGGCCCAAACGAGGGCCTTCTTTTTTTTAAAAACCAAAACCTTATAACTACAAAATGCAAGCGCGAATATACTCAGCAACGTTCATCTTATGTTTCTTTGCAGCCTTAAGAACTGTTTGATATTGTTTGTCATTTACTCGCACGCTAATCTTGACGTGCATAGGGGCGGGTTGTGTTTTCATATTGTATGTAATTTTTTACATGGCTAAGATACGAAAGGATATTGGATGTAACAAAACAACGTTTTTGCTACTATACCCAAATATCCAACAATGTCGAATATCAAAGAACAAATCAAATCCGTATTCAATAAGTACGGCATTGACCCTTCAAGTGTTGGTATCAAGTTCGAAGAAGAAACTGCAGCGGCTGAAGCTCCGGCAACGGAAGTAAAGTTTGCAGTAGAAGGCACTTTGGCCGATGGTACTAAAATCTATTCTACCGCTAATGAGTGGGTAGTAGGTGTAGACATCTACACTCAAGATGCTGAGGGCAACCCAGTGCCAGTACCTGCAGGTGAGTACCTGCTTGAAGACGGTGTAACCACAGTCTACGTAGGCGAAGATGGTATGGTTGCCGAAATCGAACGTGCAGAACAATCAACTGAAATGAGCAGCAAAGACCTCGTTGCCGTAATCGGTCAATTGTCTGAGCGCATTGCCGCACTAGAAGTTGAAAAGACTGAACTAGCTGCTGCAGTAGAAAACGCTAAGAAGGATGCGGATGCTGTGAAGGCTGAACTTGCTTCAGTTAAGAAGGCTCCTGCAGTGCCATCTGTAAAGTCACAAGAATTTAAAAAGAATGCACAGCCTGTAGTTGCATCGAATGGTAACTCATTCAGCGACTTCATGGAATCTATGCGCGCTAAACAAAGTAAATAATTCACCTCATAATTTAAATTTAGTATGCCAACAACAACATCACTCACCACCACCTATGCAGGTGAATTAGCTGGTGAAATCGTAGCAAAGGCTCTGTTGTCTAACGTATCAACTCAGTACGTGACAATGAAGCCAAACGTACCTTACAAATCAGTAGTACGTAAAATTGATGACACTGTAACTTTCGCTGCAGCCGCTTGTGACTTTACCCCAACAGGTACTATCACTTTGACTGAGCGTATCTTGACCTTGGAAGAGTTCCAAGTTCAACGTCAAATCTGTAAGAAGGACTTCTTCATTGACTGGACTACTGCAGATGTAATGAGCGGCCGTGTAAACACCCAAATCCAAGACGCTATCATTGGCCGTTTGGTAGGTGGTATCGCTGCAGCTAACGAGACAATCATGTGGTCAGGTGTTAATGCAACATCCGGTCAATACGATGGTTTCGAAACATTGATTAAGGCGGCTGGTTCAAATGCTGTATCTGCAGGTTCAGGTGCATTGAATGACACCAACATCATCGCAACTATTTGGGACGTAATCAACACCGCTCCTGCAGCCGTTAAAGGTGCTGCTGAGAAGCCAGCTATCTACATGGGACAGGCTGCATGGGAATCATACATGCAAGCGCAAATCGCTGCAGGTAATGGTTGGTACTTGACAGGTGGCCCTGAAGTTAGCCGTCGTTTCGTAGGTATGTACGAAATCTACGTATGTCCAGGTATGACTGCTAACAACATTATTTTCGCTCAACCTAGCAACTTGATGTTGGGTACTTGGCAGGAGAACCAAATGAACGAAGTGTTCATCTTGGATATGCAAAACTTGGATGGATCACAAAACGTTCGTTACGGCGCACGTTTCTACTTGGGTGCACAGATTGCAGTTGGTGAAGACATCACCTACTGGGGCGCATAATTAAAATAACAAAGGGGGTGTAACAGCCCCCTTTAAACTCTAAAAATATACATAGCTATGGCTTGTGAATTAACTACAGGTTTTACCCTTGGATGCCTTGAAGGTATCGGAGGTGTTAAAGAAATTTTGATTACTAACTACACCGACCCTGTCTCAGGTAACGACTTCATCTCTGGAGTTACTTACGATGCTGTAACAGGTGAAGTTGATGGTCTACCAACATGGACAATTTATCGTTACGTTCCATTCCGCAATTCGGGTTCATATATTGAAACCGTAAATAAGAACTTGGAATCTGGTACACTTTACTTCTCACAAGAAGTAGGTTGGACTTTCGGTAAGTTGAACCAAGATATGCGCAATGAGTTTTTGAATGTTGCTAAGGCTAAGATGATTGTGTTCGTACGCACCAATGATGACCAAATCTTGTTGGTAGGTACAACTGAAGGTGCTCAACTTACTGCAGGTACTGTTCAATCAGGACAGCAAAAGGCGGATTTGATGGGTTATCAGGTGACAACTACTGCAGAAAACCTTGAGCCTGCTGTACACCTTGAGCCTTTTACTTCAGTACCATTCGACAACTTCGCTGGTATTACTGTAAGCCCTGCTTACTAAGATAGTTTTCCGTTGTGTTCTTGTTGTATTCTAAAGGGGGCAGGTTTTTACTTGCCCCTTTTTAAATAAAGTAGCATGATATATTTACAGACTAACACACCAACACAGCAAGTGTTTTTGTCACTTGACGAAGCACGGCAATATTTTGCCACACCATATACAGACTATTTGATTGTGCTAACTCACGAAGAGAATAGCACCACGGGCAATGAGCTTGCACAGGTTGCAACCATTATCAACGAGAACACACGCATAACACAGCTTGAAATAACAACTGTTGGCCTTACCTTAGCGGGCAGATACAGGTATGAAGTGTACGGCCAAAACTCTAATAGTAATATTAACCCGGCAAGTGGTCTTGTTATTGGTTTGGTGGAGCGTGGATATGCTGTATTGAATCATAATACTACATGGTTTGATGTGCCTGTTGTAACAATACCAAACGATATAATCTATGAACCATAACGAATCGAATATAGTATCATTAAAACTTAGTGAGTACGTTGCTAAGTCCGATGCCGAAAAAGTTGACCGCAAAGGTTGGGTGAACTACGGTGATCAAAATGATTTCCCACAATACTTACGCGACCTTGCCCACGAATCACCGGTGCATGGTAGTTTGGTTGTTGCCATTGGTGATATGATTGCGGGAAAAGGAATTAAGTCTGAGCAATACCAGGCTGAACTTGACGCACTCGATGTAAACACCTTGACATATGCAGCCGCCCATGACTTAAAGTTGTTTGGCGGTTTTTTTATTGAAGTAATTTGGTCTAACGACCGCACAGTTATATCAAAGCTAAACGCAATACCATTTGAAGAGTGTCGCATTGCTGTAAATCAAGATGACGATAGCGAGATAGGTATCTTTCACAGCTACGATTGGAGCAACACACGCAAGAAAAAAAACACGCCTGAGTTCATACCAAAGTACAACTATCTAACACGTGAGCAGGAGCCACGCCAAATCTATTGGTGCTTCACTTACACCGGTAGTGATACCTATCCTCGACCCGATTACTGGAGTGCTATTAACTACATTGAGTTGGATAAACAGATAAGCATATTCCATATCAACCAAATCTCAAACGGTTTATTCCCTTCTACTATCATTAACTTCTACAACGGCCAAGCAACGCCCGAACAGAAACAACAGATAATGATGGACTGGGAAAACAAGATGAGTGGTGCGCGTAATGCAGGTAAGGTGGTTATGTTCTTTAACGAGCGTGATCAACCTAAGACTGAAATCACACCATTCCCTGTAAACGATGCGGACAAGCAGTATCAATTAATGGATACTACCGCAACGCAAAAGATAATCACAGCACACCGCGTTACCACTCCCCTTCTTTTCGGTATTCGCGAAACAACAGGCTTCGGTAGCAATAAAGATGAAATGACTACGGGCCTTGAGATATTCAATAAGCAAGTAATCGAGCCATATCAAGAGAAGATAAATAGCAGCATCGAGGAGTTATTGAGTAATCAATTGCCGGGTGTTACGTTTGAGATAATACCAAACACACCACTTGCTATTGAGCAGGCTGAGGCGGTTGTAG